GTTGGGAAGACCTACGATACCCAGCTTCATTTTATCTTTACCCGTTCAAAAATCCCTCTATAAACGGAATTTTTGCCTTTCTGTTTATTAGTTGAACAATATAATCTAAAATTATAGCATAATATGTATTTTTTTCAAACACCTAAATACTTTTCTTTCGAAATAAAAATATGCTATAATATGCAATATCATAAACTAAAGAGGAAAAATCAATGAAAAGAATACGTTATTTTGGTTTGCTTAGATGTACCTGCTTTTGCTTCATTATTTTTTATCATCTGCTCTTTCAGCTCTATCTCTCCGGAATCTGTCCTGTAGAGAGACTCAATCCTCTGTTTTCCAACAGCAATATGCATCTGGCAACCCTGGGCGTTGCTGTATTTTTCATGTTATCCGGTGCCAGTCTCTCCTATACCGCGAAGGAGAACTTCAGCCTCGCAAAATATTATAAGAAAAGATTTCTGCGCATCCTGATTCCCTTTTATATACTTTACATTGTTTATTTCCTGTTTCTCCTTTTCCAGAGCCATTCCGTCCACAATATTTTTCCTGAAGGAATTCCTGCGTGGAGAATTGTTTTTACTTTTCTGGGAATGGATTCCTGGGTCAGCATGCACGGGATCAGCACCTTTTCCCTTACCATCGGAGAATGGTTTCTGGGATGTCTTATTCTGTTGTATCTGATCTTTCCATTGCTTCGATTTTTTATGATAAAAAGTGAAAAGTTCTTTTTTATCATCGCTACCGGGATTTATTTGACTGTTTTATTTCATTACGATTTCTCCGTCCCCATCCATATGAACTTCTTCCTGAAGGGCTACGAATTCGTAATCGGTATGATGATTGGTTATTATCATGAAAAATTCAATCCTAAATGGATTTTCTTATCCCTGCCGGTGGTGATTTTCTTTGTTCTGTGCCCTTTTGCACTTCCCATCAGCACCGGCTTGAAAATAACGATACTGGCCGTTGCCTTCTGGATTTCCGCTGCATGCCTGGAACCGGTTCTTGAAAAAGGAAACGGCCGATTTCTCCGTACGATAAGTAACTACTCTTATGAAGTATTTCTGGTCCACCATATCATTATCTATTTTATCACTCCGAGGGCTATTCCCTATATGCGCGGTATGGTGGGTGTTTTAGGTTTGTTTCTCGTTGAATTGCTGCTGATGGCAGTGCTGGGATTTCTTTTGAAGTTCATCTCCGATCAATGCATTGCCGCTTTGTCCAATCTTACTGCTGTTGAAAATAAACGTTAATCCCCTGCAGCAATCCTTCCGCCAGTTGATCCAGTATAGCATCGCTGTGATCGGAATATGCATTTCCCAGTTCCATATCCACGGAAGGGATCGTACTATAAGAAGTCTGGGTCAGATCAATGCTCATGTTTCCTTTTCCATAGATTGTTGCTCCCTGTCCCCGTAGCCCTTCCACCAGATCCGCTCCCAGAGCATCGTGCTGCTGCCAGTGGGATGCCACCGGTTCCATACTCTTCAGTACTTCCGGCACAGAGATGTAAAAGCATCCCTTGTCGTAATTCTTGCCGTCACCGCTGTCCCAGTGCAGTGCGATATGGCAGTCTGCCACGTTATTGCAGATCACGGTCCTGGCCACATTGTCCAACTGCACATCCTCTCCGTCCCTGAGCATCAGTACATCATAGCCAGAGGCCAACAGTTTGTCCCGCAGGATCTGTGCCATCTGCAAAGTAACCGTTCGCTCCGGTGTCCCGTCCTGAAATGTCATGCCTCCGGACACTGCCGCAGCTTCCGTAGCTCCCGCTGCCGTACTGCCTCCCGTAGTCTTGGCCGAACCGTCCGGATGGCACAGCGTCTTTACTTTGGCCCCACCGGCGGTGCCATGTCCCGCATTCACTCCGATAATGATTCCCTTGCTTCCGGACTCCTCTGGTGCCCGGTATAGTACTGCGGCTCCGGTATTTATCTTCGAATGATCCGCATATTCCCAGTCCGGATTCAGAGTGATCTGCTGTAAGTCGGTATATTCCACCGGCTGGTTCTGTATAGCCTCCGGCTGACCGGCTACCGTTTCTGTCTGACTGCCTGCGGCCTCTGTCGGCATACCGCTTTGCGACACCGCAGCCTCTCCCCCGGGAACTTTGTCGGTCCCCGAAGTCACCATTTCATGTCCTGCACTATTCGCCGCCCCTTGCGGCACAGACGTTTCCGCTAGCGTTTCTCTACCGAATTCCTCTGCGTTTTTCTCATTTTCTATTGTCTCCACGGATGCTGCTACGCTCTCGGGAACCACAGGATCCACGTTTTCCATAGTTTCCACGCTTTCCGTCCCCTCAGTCCCTTTCTGTGCACCACAGGCTGTCATACTTACTGCAAGCGCCAGACC